AAATACAATAGTACTTCACTTCACTTTCCTAGAAAGGTAAAATTCATGATAAAATCCTCTATCTTTAAGATATGAGGCTGCTCTCTCCAAAAGATCAGGACTGTCTTTTGCCATACCTAAAACAGTATTGCATGGTAGACATAAGATTCCCCTAAATTCCCCAGTTTCATGATTGTGATCTATGGCGTATCCTCTTTTTCGGTTATTATAAACCATCAGATCGGGAAGTTTTGACGAACAAATAGCGCAACCGCCATTTTGGCGCTCCAACGCTTCAAGTAATTCGCCAACAGTTAAAGAGTATTTGTATTTAAGATGTTGCTCCAATCGCTTTTTGGGTGTTCGACTATTCCAATATGATTTTTGCATTTCTTTGGAGCAGGCAATACACTTTGATTGCCCTTTCCAAAAATCAGAAGAAATAGGCTTTTCTGCTTTACACCCATGACAAAATTTTAATGAAGCGTCTAACACGCCCATCATTTCTTTTTACCTTTTTGCGAGGCCCACATATTATCAATAAGATTTGGGAATGGGCGCCCCGCTGCCTTGGCCCTGGACATCGCCGCAGCCTTCTTGCCGGGCGACAACTTCTTTGGCTTCGGCAAACCCTTGGGCCGATCTTTGTCCCACACTTCTTTCATCACACTACCCCTTTCACATTCCGCCGGATTGGCTGGCCCCACCTTATAGCATATCCACCACCACCACTGGCTACCGCCGCCGTGGTGGCGAAGGTAAGACAAAAGGCGTCCGCCTTGTCAGGGCTGCGCCCCAACCGCCGCTTCATCTGCGCCTTCGGCTCAATCTGTATCTTGCCCGCACTGGTGACAGTGTAGAGGGGGCCACACAACTCATCCACCAAAGCCTCATCATTGGGAATGGTGCAATCCCGCTGCTCAAACCATTCCCTGGCCTTCCACCACAATTCATCCCTCAACCGGCTGAACCGGTGCCCATCCAAGGCAGGCAACTCAGCGACGTTGATCCCACGGACGGGGAGGTTGAGTTCTCTGAGCCGATCCACCACGCCCGCGCCAAGCCCAATCACATCGACCAAAATCTCCGTGGGCCGCATACCGCCCGGCGTCGCATCCCACTCCACCTTGATCATGCCGCAAGTCTCCATCAGGTCCTTGCCGCGCCACATCTTAATCGGCTCCGTGATCGCATTGCCCCGGCGCTTGGCCAGGGTAGTGCTGTCATCGCCAAATCTTGCAACATCCAAACCCCATACCACGGGCGCCGTTTGGCTGGGTTCCACCTGTCTAGTAGTGGCAGACTCTATCAGATGCCGCGCAATCAACGCATCGTCGTCGCCACTAGGGAACTCACCCAACACACGAACCCGGTACTGGTTTGACCCGTCGCCATACTGCGACGCCATGTCCTCAAGAAACGCCTTGTCCACCGTGTCCGCATCGTGACAACTAACCCGCTTACCCCACCACCGCTTGCGGTTCTTGTTGAACGCATCATAGAAATAACCCTGGCTGCGCGTGGGGTTGCCAGTCATTACGACCTTGGCGCCCTCAGTGGACAAGGCGCCCTGACCAACCTCGAATACAATATCAGGGACGCCAGATGCCTCGTCAATCACAAAAAGAAGGTTCTCACTGTGGAACCCCTGCAAGGCTTCCGGTTGTTCCCTTCGGCTGGTTCTGGCCACTGCAAAGCTGTCGGGGACGCCAGCCAATTCGATCTTATCGGACTTGATCTCCAACAGGCGCCGCATTCCCTCGGGCAGCTTGCGGTGCCATTTGCCAATCTCGGACCACAGGACATCAGATAACTGGTGCGCCGTATTGGCAGTGCAGACAACCTTGGTGGGCATTCTGGTGAGCAACCACCACAGCACCAGCCAGGACAAGAACGCTGTCTTGCCGACGCCATGGCCGGAGCGAATCGCCACACGGTCATTACTGGCGATGGCCCTGAGAGCGTCAGCCTGCCACTTTTGCGGGGTGGCGCCAAGCATGGATTCAACGAACAGAACTGGGTCCGTCGCCAACTGCTCAATAATCGCCGCCTGTTCATCGGCAGTGGGGGCGGCAGGGGGTGGGGGTGCTATTGGGCTTGTGTCTTGGTACGCTGGGGGTGGGGCTTGGACGCCATTGGTCTCCGCTTCGGCAGCGGCTCGCGCCGCCGCCTCCGCTGCTAGTCTAGCCCGCCGTTTGGGTCTGCCTGCCATGAGAGCCTGATTCTATCCTAAATTTTCACGGGGGGTAAAGGGACGTTTTGCCTTTTTGCCCCCACCCCACGGGGGGGGTAAACATACATATCCTGCCACCAGCCCGCCCCCGCCGCTTTTCGAAGGGGGGGGTTGGGCGGTGGGGTGGCAGAATAACCAGAAACCCGTGGAACCGCATAAGGTCCATTATGTAAAATTCCACGCTAACCCTTTGATTTCGCTCGCTTATTGGGTTTTGGCAATTCGGCATCATTTCCTATTTTCTGTATGGCGTCGCCCGTCTCTGGATCGACGTCAACTATCTGATTTCGCTGCTTTTCTTCTTTGATCCGCTGATTAATGCGCTGGGATGCCAGCTTCAGGGCTTCCACATAGCTTTCGCCTAGTTCCACCTGATGCTGAACCTTGTCGCCATAAACCCTGGGCGCAATCTTTCCGACATACCAGCGTCTTGCGTCGAACTTTAACCGGGCGCGCTGCGGATCATCCGTATTATTTTCGGTTGCTTCTTTGATGGCTGTCTCGGCAACGACGTGTGCCATCTGCATGCGCGCCCGCGCGTACTGTACCTGCCACTCCGGGTCTTGCAGCCATCCATTGATCACACACCATGAAGGCATGCCCTCCATCTTAATGATATCAATCATTAAAACGCCCCGAGATATCATTTCGAGGATGCGCGGCATGTGATCTTCCGGCAACCAAATCGGCGTCAACCTACCCACATCATACCCCTCTCGCCATTCATGCGCTGCCATAGTGCGCCACCAACTTGTCCAGCCCCTTGATCACTTCCGTAAGCGCCCGCTGCGGGTTCCAGCCTTTGCATTCCGCCAGCCCATAGACTGTGCCGCGCCCCAAGACACACCAGCTTAACGCGCCCGTGACATCGCTGCCAGCAGCATGGAACGCGTCCCGGTAACTCTCAGCGGCTTGCCGTTTGGTCCTGATCTGCCCAGCCCCAGCCATCTTGTGGCCCGGCCTAATCCCTTTCCCAGCCCCATCCACGCCTTGCTGATAGTCTTCCAGATACCGCACAGCCCCCGCATATTGCGCGTCTGTGATTGCGCCGCCTTCAAGCAACTTATCCGGCATCCATCCATTACTCGCCATTGTCTCATCCTCTACATCAGGCCCGAAATCCACCACCTCTTCCGCGAAATCTCGGCCCATGGTTGCCTCTTTAGATTGGGATTTCGTCCTGCATCAACTGCCCTTTCCTTACCACCTTGGCCTGGGGAAAAGCAGCCTTGATCTCACTGATAGGCGAAGCCCCTTTCAGAACCCTCCCCACCTCTTCCACCGTCCAAACCTCCGCGTTCCACCCTTCCGCCTTAGCCCGCGCCAAGATCGCTTGGGCATGGGTATCATCCTGACAGATGCAGATGGTGCCGCGCTCCTCCTCATCAGCCCGCACAGTCACCAGAGGCCCCGGAAGCGGTTCATAGCCTGCTGCCAGTGCTTCTGCGGCCAATGCCTTCCAAGCCCTCATCATCATGGCGTCCAGTTCCGCCATATCCTCACCCGCCATTGTCGCTTGCCGGTGCATATCCTCTGCCGCCTGAAACCGCTCCCTTGTCGCGGGCGACACCAGACGCGGGAGCCTATCAAAACCCCATTTCTTTTCCAACCAAGACACCAGGGCATCCAGCGCACCCGCCTGCTTTGTTCGCCATACCCATTCGCCTTTCGCCTCTTTCAGCGGTGGGATAATTTCTTCTTTCGCCATTACTTCTTCCCATTCCAGTTGTGGTGCTTGTGTGCCTTTGGCCCCTAAGATTGGGAACCACTTAACCACTCGCGCGTGCGACTAGTGTGCTAGCACTAGTCGTACGTGCGAGTAGTGTTTCCCTTAGGGGCCATCGACTAGCACGCACACCCAAATGTGCTAGTAAAGTGCTAGTGGATGGGGTGTTTTCCACCCCACTAGCACACATTATTGGCCCTCCAAAAACGGCCTTGGCGCCACCAATTTCATCTGCGCCAGCTTCTCTGGACACACGTTATAGTTGCTGCGCTTGTGGCGATTTGCCGGGCTTGGACCGTTCACTGGGAAGATGGTGCCTTCCTCCTGCCAAGCCTGCAAGATGTTCTTGGCTTGCTGGTCTGACACCTTCCCGGTGGCGGTCAGTACTTGCCATGCGGCGCCTTCTGTGGCGGTTGGCTTGGCCGCATAGAAATAGTGCTTGCCATCCTCCATGAAGCCTTTCTGAAGGGTTTCTAGGATCGCCACACACTCTGCCATGCTGAGATTGCCAAATGGGCTTGGCGGCTCCCAGGGCAGTGCGGCGGCTATGATCTCGCCGTTCTCGATCTCGATGGCGGTCAGCTTGTACCACTCGGCTTCTTGGGCTGGCGCGTAGTTTGATTTGGCGCTGTCGATCCGAATGTAGGACCGGCGCTCATCAGCTTGCACCCCGAAGGCGCCTGCTTCCTCCGCTGTCATGGTGGTGAGTGTCAGCATTACCCGCACCGCCCCTGAGATCGAAGAAGCCCCGCGAACCCGGTCCATATCGCCTGGCGTACTGGTGCCTTTGCGGTCATGGTGCAGGATCAGCACCGCCATATCCAGCCGCTGCGCCAGGGTGCGGAATGCTGCCACCACTTGGCGCATCGCTGTGTTATCGTTTTCTTCGCTGTCATGGAGTTCTGCCAGCGGATCGCAAACCAGAAGATCGGCCTGCTCTTCCATGCAGATGCGTTCCAGTTCCTGCATTGCCTGGGTGGGTTCGATCTGCCCGGTGCTTAGGTTCCTGGCGAACAGGGTGCCTACGCTATATGGGCCGCACCGTATGATCTGGTGCATGGCTTCGCTGCTGGCGGCTTGGGCCTTGATGGCGGCGGCATAGCGGCGCTGCTGTTCGTCTTTGTCATCTTCGGTGTTGTAGTTGACGATTGTCAGCTTGGCTTCTGGCCGGAACCCGCCAAACGGCTTGCCCTGCGCCCCCGCCAGTGTCCAGCCCACTGTCATGGATGATTTGCCGCCTGCGCCCTGGCCGCTGAGAACCGTCACCGCCCCCCGCAGCAGATAGCCTTGCACCAGCCAGGGCCGCTTGGGGATTTCGGTGGGGGAGAACTGTCCCACATCCTGCCAGAGTGCCGGGCGCGGCTTGCCATCCTCTGTGGTGGCTTCTTGGGCAGCTTGTGTGGCTTGCGCTACTGGTGCTGCCCTATCAACCTTCACAAGCCCTCTAGCCGCTCTTTCCAGCGTGTAGCGCACCTTCATCCTGAACTCTGCCTCACCCCGCCCAGGGCGCCGGAAATCCACCTTGCTGGCGTACTGGGGCCAGCCTTCCGCCACCACTTCTTCTTCTGTTGGCAGGCGCCCCAGCTTGGCCTTCAGATCGGCAACCACTGCCAGGACAGTATCGCGCATATACTGTTCCCGCCCATCCGTGATGGTGCCTTGCAGCCCGAGTGGGCCGGGCGCGTGAACCACCGGAGACACTGAACCGGAACCATGGATAACATCCTGGCAGATCAAATCCACCATGCTGTCAGTCAGGCTTGGCAAGCCCAGGTCATCCACATGGGCATCAACGTCCCAGGAGTACTGGCGCCCGCTGGCGTGGACCGAAGGCGGCGCGACAATAAAGCCGCCATCACCCCGGATATCCATGCCCGGCAGGATGCCCTTGCGTGTGGGAACTTTGCGCCCTGGGTGGCTGAAGAAGCGGTGGCACCCGCCGCCGCCGGTCAGCGACACTGGGCCTGCGCCCAGCCGGTCAAGGATTTGCTGTTCTGTGGCGGCGCCCAGTTCGCCATCGAAATCCAGCACCACCAAGTTGGAAATGGCGCCGGTCACGATCCCCACGCCCATGGTGGGATCGGCAAACCAATCCTGAATCTCGGCTTCGGTAGCGCGTCGGTTTTGGAACTGGTGCCAGGGAATGGCGGGTATCTTCTCGCCCCGCCGTACGGGCACCACGGACCACCCGCGCCGTAGGTAGTAAAGCGCCCATTCTTTCGCCGGGGCTGATAGGCTTGGTGCGGTCAGTGACATGGCTTCTTCCCCGGAAATTCGCTGTGTGGCGGGTACTCTGGGTCTTTGAGTGGGATGCACATTGTTTCCTCGTTCTCTTGCGAAAGGAGAGGCGGCAATCGTTTAATTGCCGCCTTGGTGTTGTTAATCTTCGGCCTCTGGTTTTGCCTTGGCTTCTTTGGCTTGGCTGCACCATTCATGGGGCCGCACCAGCACCCAGCGATACCCGCTGTGCGATGGTGCTAACCGGCATTCACCTTGCCGACTGTCAGCGGGTAGATACCACTGACAGTTGGCGCAAGTGATGTCGCGGGGGTGCTTAACCCTCATTAGAACGGTAGGGGTTTAGCAACTTGCGGCGTTGGCGGAGGTAGCGGAGCCGCGCTCTGGGGGACAGGTGCTGCCACACTTTGCGCGCCAGCCGATCCAGCCGAAGGCAATTCTGCCGGACGCGGTACCCACTTAATGATCGCGAAGTTCGGGGTGTAGTTGGAGCCATGCTTTCCCTTTACCTCCGTAGCGCCCTGGAACTGGACCACCGGCAACAGCCCTTGGGCTTTCTCCGGCGCAGCTTCATATTGGCTATGCAGGGTGTCAATCGCGGCCAGAACTGCGTTGGCGTTGCTGCTGAACTCACGGACAGTGCGGTTGCCATCCAGCAAACGCATGGCGAAGCCTTGCTTTGGCTTCGCGGCATTGCCGCGTTCGTCCACCCCGTAATCGCCAACCGGGCACGGGGGCAGAGGCTGGCCAATCTTCACCAGTGACCGCACTGGCGCCATGCCTGCCTTGAAAAACAGCCACCCAACTTGGATATTCTCCATATCCGCGACGAAGGCAGGCTGTTGGAAGGAAACATCTTTTTCCTGCTTCTCCCACCGCCCATTGATTTCCACGCGCTGGCTGAACTTCAGGCGCCCGGCCTTGGCGTTGTAGTTGACCAGGGGCAGGAAATCACCGCTTGCGGTTTCGCTGCCACCAATTGAAAGCCCTAAACCCATCTGAATGCTCCATATTTCCAGAAATGCGCCACATTTGGGCAGCGTGGCGCCTGCTGCTTACATCCCGTAAATCTCTTTCCGGGCTGCTTCTGCGGCTGGATCGGACCAGTAGAAGCTATCTACATCCGGCACCAGCAAACTGATCAATTCATTCTTATCCGCCGAGATCGCCAGGAACCGGCGCAGCCGGTTAGCAATAGCCTGAAGGTGCGCCCAGTGATCCGCGACCCCTTCAAGCTGATAGACCGCCACCTTCTTTGGTGAGCAGTACGCGAATCGGCAGATTTGGTTTGTATGGACAACGTACCCACTACCCTGCCGGGCATGGCTGCTGCTGATCTGGCCCGGCACCCGCTCCGTGGTCTTCAGGTCCAGCACCAGCCCATGATCCTGCCAATAGAAATCCAGATACCCCACCAGATCGGGCAGACCCTCGCCCAGCGGCTTGCTGATCTTGTGCTGATGCTGGCCTTCTTCCGGCGCGGTAGGAACGCCATACTGGCGGAGTTCAGCGAGTGCCACCGGCACAGTGTCTTGGACCACCTTGCGCTGTGCCTCGCGGCGGGGATCGCCAGACAGGGCAGTCAGCC